TTGTTTCACCCGATGCCAGACGGTGCTTGTTCTTGCCGGTTACGTCAGTACGGCAATACAGTATGCGGTTGTCGCCAACGCGCTTCACAGAAGATGCGGAACGTGATAGCTGGGATAAAACGCTGGCTGTTGTTTTGGAGATGAGAAAATGAATATGGATCAATTACGGGAAGAAATAGCCAGCGATGAGGGCGTGCGGCTAGATGTTTATTTGGATCATCTGGGCTTACCTACTGTTGGCATAGGGCATCTGATCCGCGAAGCTGATGCAGAACACGGCAGACCAGTCGGCACGCAGATCACGCCGGAACGCTGTCGGCAGCTATTTGCGCTTGATATTGCTGTCACTGTCGAAGATTGCCGGTCTTTGTTTGAAAACTGGGATGATCTGCCGGAGGAATGTCAGCTAATCTTAGCGAATATGGCGTTTAACCTAGGTCGCAGTCGGCTGGGTCGTTTTGTCAAGTGTCGTGCAGCCATAGCTAATTATGACTATGACGAAGCCGCAACCCAGATGGCAGACAGCAAATGGGCAAGGCAAGTGCCAAATCGGGCTGGCCGGTTAATTGATAGGATGAGGGCTTTATCAGATGCTTAATTTATTGATATCACCGCTGGCAAATCTTGCGTCAACTTGGCTTGAAGGCAAGGTTGAAACCAGCAAAGCAGCGGCAGAAACAAAGGTCGCACAAGCCAAAGCAGCGGCTATCGTTGCCCAAAAGCAAGCCACAGGCGAAATTGATTGGGATTTGAAGATGGCTGACGCCACATCAACAAGCTGGAAAGATGAATGGTTGACCATCCTATTCAGCATCCCGTTGATCTTGGCGTTTTGCGGCGATTGGGGTAGGGCTGTCGTTGCTGATGGATTTACTGCACTTGAGGCAATGCCGCAATATTATCAATATACGCTTGGCACTATCGTTGCAGCCAGCTTTGGTATGCGTTCAGCAAGCAAGTTTTTCGGCAAAAAGTAAGGCGGCTATTCCAGCCGCCATACCCGCCACCCGCCAGCGTCATCCATTTTGCGCGTGGTGTATTTTAAGCCGCGATAACGCAGTGCGTCACGCAATGACATTGCCTGTTCATATGTTTCGCAAAGCACGCTGTCACCAATTTCCATATCATTGATGATTTCGATCTTGCTGCGACCCGCTGGTGGGATCGGCACGTTCTTTTCGATTTGCATTTAAAATATCCAATCTTTCCCTAAAGCATCCAAGATGCAGAATTTGTTTTGCGCCATCCACGATCCAATCTGGATCGCTGAAGCGAAAAGTCTTGTTGCACCATACGCACCGACCCAAAGCATTAGAGGCCGGTGCATAGGTTGGTTTTTTCTTAGAACGGGATCGCATCTGCTAAAGGCTGCATCTGTTCTGCGCGTGGCGCATCCTGTTCTTTTGGTGGCATTGGATCGCTGATTGCCGCCGACATATATTTATTCCCAGCCGCGCTTTCGCGTATCCACAACGCAATCCGCTTTTCAACGCCATCCACGTTAATCTTGCCAGTGTAGTCCGGCTGATTTTCGGCGGTCTTGTCGTTGTTCTTAAAGATCGCGCCGCGATTGGTGTTATCATATTCAGTCATTAGGCTAGTTCCTCTTTCCGTTTTGCAAACATTGTTATTTGATCGTCTGGTGCTTTTATGCCGCTGGCACCATACAGCGCAGTGTAAAGCGCGTTGACATCACGCACGCTTTTACACGCATCTAATTTTTCAGCTAAAACATTGTTGGAGGCGGCACCGCCTGCCGGAGTGGATGCGACAGACGGTGCCTTTGGTTTAGGCTGCGGACGGGAGGGAACCGCGCCAGAACCAGATGCGAGATTACCATCATCATCATCGGCATTCAATCCAAACATCGTCATCAAACTTGCGCGGCGTAAATATGTCACGCAACTGATATATGACTGCGGCGTGTTCTTTTCTGGTCGCACTGGTATTGCACTGGTGAACTGTTCGCCGGTTTCAACGTGCGCCACAACCGTCACAATGCAGTCGTCACTAAAGAATTGCTGAAACGACAGCCCGAAATCAGCAATGCCGTTCAGCGCAGTCAGAACATCGCCCAGCGTGCTATATTGGCTTTTAAACATCGGGTTTTTACCAGACTTGCCAACAGTTGCCGCCTTGCGGAAATCGTTTAGCGCACTATTTAATTTCATATTTTCCATAACTCTTTTGCCCTTTCAAGCCATTCGGTTTTCATTTTCCACTGATACATATGACCCCAATCTGGGTCGGTAATTGATGCCAGCACTTTAGGGTCAGTGCTGACGGTCAACAGGTTTTGCCGGATCAATGCTTTTTGGCGCATTTCATTCAGCGCGTGATTGATGCCGTCTGCTTGCAATTCTTCGCAGTTATATGCGTTGAAGATGACCGCATCGTGTTCTGCTATGTAAATGATTGACGGCGTTACCCGCAGCGCGTGCCAGTAAATAGCCGACTGGCATATGTGGGCAAACTCCGGCTTTTTAGGCAGCGTGGCTTTTGCCCAGCCCTGACTGCCATCTTTTAACAGCTTAGTTTTACGCGGTGCTTTGGTTTTCATCTCCGCAAACATTGACCCTTCAACAAGCAAATCGACAAAGCCAAGGATCGGCACGTTCACATCATCTAACCAACATTCAATGCGTTCTTCATCAATTGCGCCGGTGAACCCGTTTTCTACACAAATATTCACACCCTGATGCACCATTGCAGGGATGACTTCACGAAACTTCACGCGCAAAACGTCATCTTCATCTGCCGGATGAAAGTCGAAAGCGATCTGCGCGGCTTCAATGGCTTCATCAATATCAGCCCCGTGGCACACTATTGACTGCACAGCAGTATGCACACTGGTTCCGATAGCAGCACGTTCCCCAACGCCAATTTGTTGCCGCTGGTCTTTTGTTAGATGCAGATAATCGAATATCCATTTTGCTGGCGAACGCAAAAGCTGGCTTGCCGATAAATGGGTAAACCCTGCGGTTTGCCAAAGTTCACTGATTTCCCGTTTTTTCATAGAAACACCCTAGCGCAGATCGTTCCCAAAGCGCAACAGTTATTTTTTTGCTTTACAGATTGGTGGGTGATGGGCAATGCTAGGCAAAATTAAACGGGGGCAGATATGTCTGGATCAAAATCAAGAAACAAAGGTCGCGGCTATGAATATGAGATAGCCAAAGAACTATATGACCATCTTGGGTTGAATTTTGTGCGGGAACTGGATCAGACGCGGCAAGCGCATCTTGGCGATCTGGTCACAAACGATTGCGATTTTCCTTTTGTAATTGAATGCAAAAGATACAAATCCGGCGTTTCTGGTGACTGGTGGTCACAGGTTTGCACTGCCGCTGCGGTCGCTGAAAAACTGCCAGTGCTGTTTTACCGGCTGGACAGGATGAAAACCCGCGTGCGTTTGCCGGTGGCGGCTATTGTGGGCTTGGCTGGGTATTCGGCAAACCAAGACATAGCTGAACAATATGATTGGCGATATGCCGTTGAGACTGATCTTGACACTGCGATGATGATAATCAGAGAGGTGCTTGCAAATGGGGCGTAATATGGACACAGTGGGCGACCGCGAATATGTGATGATCTCAAGTGAAACGTGGATTGACGTTAAAGATTTAACGGTTGAGATATTCAAAAGCAAAACGGGCGTTGAAGTGCGGGTTTTACCGCGTAACAGCGATAATGGCGTTGAGCCTTTAGGCGTGATCCGCGCCGACTTTATTTCGCACACTAAAAGCCGCGAAAATGTGATTCCATTTTTCCCAAGGGGCTATTTCAATGATCCAAAAAGGTGACGGCCAGTTTCAAAAGTTGTATGAGCAAGGGCGTTGCCCAAAATGCCGGAGTTATGTTGAGGTTGAACCGGACAAGTGGGTTTGCCCTGTCTGCAAGCTGATAATCAAAGGAGTGGATTTTGGAAACAGAACACAATCTAAAGATGGAATTGCTGACGATCAGTGATATCGGTACAGCGTGGAAATGCGAACCGGTGAAGCTTCCGCAATATTGTCAACTTGATTTTGCGCTAACAAGGCAGGGTAAGATCGAAGCGTTTGCCGAAGTTAAGTGTCGCACGTTCCCGCGTGACAGGTTTAAAACGTCACTCATCCATTTGCATAAAATGATGTATGCGCGGCAAGTTGCATTTGAAACCGGCATACCGACTTTTTTAATAGTGCGCTGGACTGACTGCATCGGGGCTTGCAGCTTCAAGGTGGATTTTCACACGACAGTCGGGGGCAGACGGGATCGCGGCATAGAGCGTGATTTTGGGTTGATGGCCGAAGTGCCAATTGATGAATTTCATATAGTTAGGGAATTTGATGAAACGATCTGAAGCACTGGAAAAAGTGCAGCAAATACTGAATGAACGCGGTGCCAGCTATGGCGATCTGCGGAAGAATTGGACGCAAACAAGCCAGATGATGAGTATGGTGGTCGGCAAGGATGTAACGCCGGAGCAGTTCGGCGCGATGATGATTGCTATGAAGCTGTCACGGCTGGCAAACAGCGAATGCAGCCACGCCGACAGCCTGTTGGATATTATCGGCTATGCGGCTTTAACTTTGGAGATTTTGCACGATGAGCATTAAAGCACTGGATTGGGCGATGGATGCGCCTGTTCAAGACCCGCTGGCAAAGCTGGTTTTGATTGTAGTTGCGAACCACCACAATGATGCCAGGGGGGTCGCTTGGCCGTCTGTCGGTCATATTTGCCACGTTACCGGCGCAGCGGAACGCACTGTTCGGGCGAAGTTAAAAAAGCTTGAAGATGGCGGCTTTTTGATCCGAAATCACCGGTCTGGAAGGTCAACAGAGTACACC